TCTCCAATCCAGATGTATCTTTATGCCCGGTTTTTGGGCTTTAAAGGTAGCATAACGGATTGCGATGAATGGTCGCAAAAAGAATACAAGAAAAAGAATTTTAACCAGATCTTAGAAAGCGAGATCGAGTTCATGCAGGAGGACATTGCCAAGCTGCGTGAAGCTATTGACATGGGCATAGTAAAGCAAGACATGGGTTCCGCCAGGATTGCCATGCTTCAGAAAGAACTTCGCGGCGCCATCAAACAGCTTGCTGATGACAAGATCCTCATGGATAAACAAGGCCTTGTTCTTGCTGGCGCGGACCGAGCGTTACGTGAGATGCTTTCTATCTTCAGAGACGACCCCATCGAAGGGCCCTTGGAGGAAGCTTCTATGGGAGTCTGGACCAAGCTGTTGGCAGAAGAATCTTAACCGAACAGCGAAGTCAGTTTAATCCTGCTATCTTTAGGGCATAGCTGGCTTAGTAATGACGGGAACATCACTCCATTCGGTTTATCGACGTACGGCGCGTGCAGCAGCTCAACAACGTGTTGTTAAGTCGACTACCGGAATTGATGTAGATAGGGCCCAAACAGATTTTGCCTACTTCTGTGAAGCGGTTGGAGACAAGCCTCCAGCTCCTCACCATTTAGAGTGGCATAAATACTTAGGAACCAAGCAAGACAGTGAGTGCTTGGTTGGAATCGCAGGACCAAATATAGATATTCTAGCTCCGAGGGGTTCAGCAAAGAGTACCGTGCTGGGTTTATTTACAGCGTGGGCAATCGGTGTACATGCTTTACAAAAAAAACCTCTTAAAATTCTTTACATCTCCTATACCGTAGACGTAGCAAGACCTAAAAGTGCTTCTATTAAAAGGATTATTGATGAGAGCAAAGCATATAGAGAAGTCTTTCCGATGGTTAAGATTGCTAAAGGTATTAATTCTAATGAGTATTGGAGTATTGATTGGAAGTTCGCAGGGATTAAATCTACAGGTGAAGAGGAGTTTACTGTATGTTGCGCAGGCTTAAAAGGTGCCGTTACTTCTAAACGGTCCCAATTATGTGTCTTGGACGACGTGGTGAAAAGCTCTGAGGATATAAAAAACAGGGAAGTCCGCCTGGCCATGGAAGATAACTGGAATTCAGTTATTGTTCCAACCATGTTTGAAGGAGGTAGGGCTATATGTTTAGGTACGCGTTTTCGCCACGACGATATACACTCAACAACATTTATCCCGGCTAATAACTGGGTTCAGGTTGTCCAGTCTGCAGTCTCTATTGATGAACATGGAGACGAACATTCGTACTGGCCTGATATGTGGTCGCTTGAGTATCTGCAGGAACGTCGCAGGCAAGCTCCTATCGCATTCAGCTTTCAGTACCAAAACCAAATTGTTCAGACCAGTGAGCTGTCGCTGACTCCGGACCTAATTGTCAAAGGAGAAATTGCAACTCAATTCGATTGCATCGGCGTTGGCGTAGACCTATCTGCTGGCATCAGGGAACGTAACGACTACACAGTCTTTGTTATGGGTGGACGTGTTGGTAACAAGATTCACATTATCGATTTCAAAAGAATTAGAATTATGGGAAATCTGGAGAAGCTAGAAGCTTTAATGGAAATGATGGAGGAGTGGGGTATTGTCCATAAAAACAATGGCCAGTATTTTCCCACTGGTAACCAAGTTGAAATTTGGTCAGAGGCTGTTGCATACCAGGCTTCCCTGGAAGCAGACTTTAAACGAATCTGTCTTGGAGATCACGGACTTTACAATATAAACTGGCATCCAGTTAAAGGTTTCCGTGGAGACAAGGTTGCCAGGTTCCGAGGAATTATGGGTTTATTCGAACAACACAACATAATCTTCAACAAATACAGGAAGTTTACTGCGCTGACTGAGGAGATTCTTAACTTTGGAGTTACCTCTCACGACGACGCTGTTGACGCTCTTGTTTGGCTTTGCACTGGTTTAATGACCAGAGGAGCATTGCAGTTAGAGTATTGAAGATTTAAACTAAAGAAATCACATAGCAATGTCTACCAGCTATTACGACGTAGAGCTTGAGCAGGATGCTTACGGATCCGCCGTCATTCCTCTCCCCGATGAGTTGTGTCACGACATGGCTCTTCAACCCAACGAACGGTTTGAGTTGGAAGTGGAAGACGACATCATTACGCTAAAACGAGTAGGAGCTGGCTACGATATTGACTAACTGCCTTGGGCAAACTAAATGAGCGACAGCACCAAAACCATAATTGATGATATCCTTAAATCGGTTGTAAACCGAGACGGAAGTGGCGTAGCTGACACCATGTTGGTGAATGCCCACTTGTCGCAGCTCAGGATGTTTGGGATAAGACAGGGTGTTGAGTTTTACCCAAATCAAGATAACTTTGGTACTCAGCGGTTTGACTTTATTCAGCAAGTTATCAAGTTTAATAAGCTTGACGCCAGGCTAGACTCAATCTGGGATCGATTCCTGTGTTACGGCAAAGGTCTTTTCTATATTCGGCCAACAAAAAAAACCTATCGTCTCTACTGGTTCGATAAAGATTCCTATAGAACGTACTACTCACCAGACGGTGACCTGGAAGAAGTCATCATCATCTATGCGTACAAGGTTCGGGCATCCCGTGGATTCCAGGGAGTCGGGCTAAACACGGATAAGCGGTACATGCGTTTGCGGATCACGGCTTCTGAGATTGAGGAGTTCCACAGCGAGCAAGAGATTACGTTTGATATGCCGGCAATGGAGTTCGGCATCATGGACAAGAAGACTGTTGTCAACACCATGGAATTTATTCCGTGCGTTGAAGTCTTCAACAACCCGGACGCTTTTGGAACAGAAGGGGTCGGTGAGTTTGATTGGATGGCTAATCAGATTGTAGCTCATGACGAGATGGTTAAAAACATCCGAGCCAACCTTTCTTTTTTCGGTAACCCAACACTTCTGTCTTCCAGGCCCAAACAAGACATCATTGAAAACAATGATTCTGATGTTGCTCAGCGCCCCAGCATTTCCAGTCAGTCTGGCTTCCAATCTGAATTCTTTCTGTCCAGCTCCACGTACAAACAGGACAACGTCACCCGTAACTCCCCTGGCTACATCGGTAAGCCAGGCTCAGGCATGCGGGTTCCGAGGGTCATTGCCAACCTGGAGCCAACCGATCGTGTCGGCTTTATTACGCCCAACGCTGTTAGTACCGATCAGGCTCGATACGCTGAACAGCTTCGCAGTGAGATTCGGCTTGCCCTGGGAGGAATCGATGACCTCAGTATTACAAATGTCACAGCTACTGAAATCAAATCAGCTTATGGCCGTGTAAGTGCAACTGCAAAGAAAAAGTGTTTGCAACTTTATACCTATGGAATTTGTAAATGCTTTGAGCTAATGATCTTTCAGGAGGAACAGATCTTCCGTAAATCTCTGGCATACGCATCAGGCATTAAGTATCCCACCCCTCCGGAGGATACAGACGACAAAGACCTGATGGTTAAATATGAAAAGCAAAAAACAACTTACGAAAAGAAATTACAAAAGGCAATTGATACTGCTTTGGAGACAAAAGAGATTCCTGATGGCGTCCTTGGCCTAGCCCCAGATGGTGATCGCCAGGTCAATTGGAGGTGGATGGGCCCCGTATATGAAGACACCGCACAAGACAAACTTAACCAATCTATCTTCACAAGAAACCTACAAGAATTAGGTGTTGATAGCATTGAAGCACTGAAGTATTTATTCCCTTCTAAAACGGATGACGAAATCGCGGGAATGCTCTCCGGTTTCCCATTCCGAATGGTGGGGGAAGTACAGAGGGCTTACTCTGCATTCATTGATTTAATCAATCAAGAAATGCGGACACCGCACCCGCAGCAACCAAATCTTCCAATGGCTGCGGACCCGAGACTTGATCTCACCCCCTTCCTTTACCGAACTCTCGAAAGCCTACAAAAAGAGGTAACCTATGCAGGCAGATACCGCAGTGCAGATCCAATCGGCACCCCAAGCATCCCCGACCCAGCCGATCAGCTACGCGGCCCAAGTAGCCCAGACGGCAGCGCAGGCTCCGGCGGTCTCAACCAATTCCCAATGGGTGGCGCCTTACCAACAAGCGGTGGTCCCAGCCCCTCAAACCCAGGCCCAGATGGGGGTGAGCAACTACCAATCCAACCCTACACAGTACTACCCCCAAGCGCCCCAGGCGCCCCAACCTCAGGAGAATCCGTACAAGGAGGCGTTCAATCGGGTGGTGGGGCTCCTGAGTTCGCCCGTCCAATTCCCATTCCAGGGTCAACAATCAGGCGCGAACCAAACAGTCGCACCGGTCAACTACGATTCCCCACTGGCTCCCCAGTACAACAACGCGGGGATGCCGACCTCTTTGCCTGGGATCAACAGCAACCCGGCCTACTCCAGCGGCTATTCCCAAACTTCGCAGGAACTGACAAGGGAGCAACTCCAAGCAAACGGCGTAAGTGAAGCCAGTCTGCAGGTCATCGACCACTTCGGTGCCGATGTTCCCGCTATCCTCAACAATTACGCCTGTCAACTGGAAGATTCGCTGATCACCACTAATCAACAGTTGATGGAAGCTGTTAGCCTTCTGCAGGAACTTTCCGGTGAGCACAAGTCTTACGAGACCATCCTGACCGATCCGGATGTACTGGCCGATTACACCTGTGAATTCTTCGGTGAGAACGGTCCCTACCCTGTGGCTGATGAGGCTCCTGCCCAGCCCCAGATGATCCGCACCGCTGGTCAACAGTTCCAGGTTCCTGCCGCTCCCCAGCGGCCTGAGATGCCCGTTCCTCCTCAGCCCCAAGTTGCCGGTAACCCCGCTGACTTCTGGAACAGCTTCGGCTCCCTGGCAGATCGTGACCCCGCTAACGCCTGGCGCTATCTGAACCAGGCTGCAGCCAACCCTGAAGTCTTCCGCCAGAAGCTCCTGGTAATGGAATGATATCAGGATTACGGATAAATACCACTTATCCGTAAAACAGCTAAATGTAAAATAAGGGGTAGCACATAGCTCCCCTTATTTATTTATTTATTTTATATAGACAATGACATCAAAAAAGTCTAGTACCAGGGACAAGGCAAGCAGCTTTTTGTCTGGTTTTGGTACGGCAGGTGGTCCGATTGGCTCCCCTGCTTTGATCGGTTTTGGTGCCACAGATGTCGCTCAACAAGTTGGGTACGGCAATAGCGATCAATATCTAGCAATCCGTATGGCTGGTGGCGCACCTGTCGTTGGTCAAGCCAATGCACCGCAACCCCGTATGCCACAGGATCTTGACGCCGCCTACTTGAAACTTAATCTTCCCGGTTCGCCTCTACCCCGTAATGGACTGCTGACGCCCCAGTTCCTACGGTCTGCTGAGATAATACAAAACCAGATCTCAATGAATGAGCAATATAATTTAATGAAGGGAATGCCACTTACTGGACAGCTTCCAATGTCCATTCAACCGCCCGCTTCTCGTAAAAAGTAATCTCAATGGACAAAGCAAAAGCTAAGAGCGCAGTTAAAAAATCTAAGAGCCGCAAGAAGAGTGCTCCAAAGGAAGCTGCCCAGATGCAGATGCTCCCTGGCGTGACCCCTGGCATCAACCCCGAAGTAGGTGCAGTGAACGTATCCATGCAGCCTGCAGACGGCTACATCAACCCCTATCGCGCCTTGGGTACGATGGTTCCTAGCCCCTACACCCCTGGCAATATGCTGCCCGGTTACAACGCTCCTCAGATGACTGGCGGCTAACTTATTAATTGGGATTGATAAACTGTTGCTATAATTTTTTTAATGGGACGAAAGTTCCAGGCCAGTAATGGCACGAACCTTGAAAACTGAATAAATTTTCCAGTTCTTTGTCCATTACTACCATGGATCTTTTAGATCCTGGTATCAGCTAAAAATTACGCTGTAATACCAACATGTTCATTGATAACGATTTTCCTAAACTGCTAGGTGCAGAGCTATACCGCCCTCACCCGGCCTACATCGTTGAGATGGCTGCGGAACCCGTAGTTGTTCACGATTTTACTAAGCAACCTGGTCAGACCGTTCAACTTGACCGTTATCGTTTCTGGGGAGCTCCCGGTACGAAAACCCAGCGTGAGCGGACTCAAGATCAAACGATCGGTACTGCTAACAGCCGTTCGATCGTAAAGGATAAGGTCCTTGTCTCTCTTAGGGAATATACAGGTCCTGCTGATCCTAATAACGCTAACCTCCCGAGTACTTTCAAAATTGCTCGCGAGACTCTGATGACTGCTCAGCGTCTGCTGCTGGATAGTGGGAACCTTAATATGTTCCACCAATCCATCGGTTCGCTGACCCTCCTGGACGACTATCGCCGCTGGCGCGATCGCGTCTTCCTGGATGAATTTGCAAAGTCTGAAGCTCGCGGTGCGGCTTCTGACACCCAAGGTGGTTACTACTACCCGAACGGTAAAGTTAAGACCAACGCAACTACACTGACTGCTTATTCTGCTACTGAATATGCTTCAGAGCGTTATAAGTTCAACGTGAAAACTGACTTGCTTGAAGTTGTCAAACAGCTTCGTAAGCGCAACACACCAGTTTTTGCTGACGGCTACTACCGTTGCATTGCTGATCCCTCTTTCATGAAGGATCTGCGTGCTGACCAAGGCTTCCGCGAAGTTGCTCGCTATCCTGGCATGGGCCAGCCGAATCCCCTCATGGGTATGATGGCTCCCAACGCTGCTATCTATGGCGGCGGTCAGTTTGGCCAAGCACAATTTGTTGCGGGCGAGCCCGTAATGCCGTCTGGTTTTGTATTTGAAGGAGTCCGCTTCTTCGAATCAACTAACTTCGCAGAAAAAACCATTACTGTCAACATTGCAGACGGTGGTGGTGAAATTTCTCACTCCACTCCTCCCGCCCTTTTCTTTGGCCCTCAGGCCGTGGGCGTCGGTATTGGTGGTCCCAATGCTCAAGTTCTTATCAACAACAACGACGACTTCAGCCGCTTTATCATTCTGATTTGGCAACTGTACGCCGGTTTTGCGAACCTGAACAAGGACTTCATTACCGCTGCATTCACTATCGTTTGAGGAAGGAGGTAACTACTAATGGCTGCTTACAAAGAAGAAGCCGGTGCTGTTCTGCAGCCCGGTAATCAGATTAATCGCCTTTCTTCGTACAACACCGAAGGTGTTTACGGTTGGCCTGGCGTTGAAGCCTATGAAATGATTGGTTACGTCAAGATTGATAATCTTGCCGCCACCAAAGCTTCATTCAAGAGCTTCGACATCATTGTTCCGTCTCCTGATCGTCGTCCTGACGACCGAGTGCGTGACAACCGCACCTCTCTTGTGGTGCAGGCCAGCGCTGCGCGTCCCTCTTACATCTACGGCGCTTCTATTGCCGTGGCTCAAGACCTACCTGCTGGTGGTCTGGCTGGCTTCCCCGCCTCGCCTGTCACTGCCGATGTGGGTGGTACGGATACCGAGCTTCTGCTCCTGGGTCCGAACAACGCTGGCGTACCTCTTGGTGTGCCCGCTACCCAACTGAGCGGTCTTTCTTGCGCATCAGCATCCCTGACCATCGGTGCTACGGGCATTGCCCAAGGTACCAGCGACACCACGACCGGCGACCTGCCGTTCTGGTCCGTTGTTGCTAGCCCGATTGTTACCGGTAACGCTGCTAACTCGATGATGTATCGAGTAACGTCTGACGTTACTTACCGGGTGTTCAACGTCGATGCCATCACTGACACCACTGTCACCGGTGACGGCGTGTTCATTAGCCAAGCTGCGTCTGACGCTGGCCAGGCGGCTTACCTCGTGTGCCGCGTGAACTACCTGCGTCCGGCTGCTGCTGCATCCTGGAATGACATCCAAGGTTTCGTCGATTTTGCTTCGCAACTCGGCGGCACTGATAGCTGATCATTCTGAACTGAATAACGGCGGGTCTAACGGCCCGCCTTTTTTATTGCCTACAAAGGTTGATGTTGTTAAGCTAGGCAAAGACTGAGAACTATTTATGCTCTATCGCTACCGATTGACTGGCGGCCTTGTTGAAGTTGTTTCCAAGCACGGAGAAGGCATCGTCATGTGCCTGGACTCGCAGGATGAAGTCCTGTACGTGGAGGAAAGCAGCTTGGTTCCGCACCTAGAAGCAACCACTGAAAAAATTAAAAACGAAGAAAAGCTTACGGCTGAGCTTAAATCAGAAGGCGTAAAAGACGCCAAGCTGACAACAAAGGATACGTTCCCCGCTGATCCTGGCATTAACGTCAACAATGCCAGCGCCAGGCAAATCGCAGAGCGCCTCCCTGGTGTCGGCCTGAAAACAGCCCGCGACATCAAAGATCTACAAAGCTCCCTGCCTGGTGAACGCTTCCAGCGTCTAGATCAACTGACGTCAATTAAGCGTGTTGACTGGGAAGAAATCTTTAAGGATAATCTGGTCCGAGTCGACTAATAATTTGCGCGTGCTAATGTGTTATTTGGCGCAGAGTATGTTGCGCCTATAACGCATTCTCACAAGTAATGCAACTCGACACTTTTTTACAATCTAAAGTCCGCTGGCACCTCGGGTATAACACTACATCAATACCTGCTGGCGACCTTGCCCGATTGGAAGAAGCTGTCAACAACATCCCAGATTCGTTCTGGTACTCCAAGATTGTCGAACAAATCAGTCGGTGCGACGAAGCAGAAAAGCGCACCGATATGACTGGCAGCGTTAATAATAATTCAGTTCCTCGTAATCGTTTAGAAAGCATCGCAGGTGATGTTGACCGGACGATTGCAACTTCAGACTTCAGGGAAACGCTGAAGACCTGGACGGCAATCTACTTGTACGAGACGGATCGATTAGCCCTACATCTTTATGTTCCTAACTACAGGAATCCAGAACAAGCAAGGTATCGATTCAATCGGGAAGGCTCTGAATTCATTCAAGCTCTTCCTGGCCCCGCTGACGTTGCTGTTGGCACTCGACTTATGCTCGCAAACAGCTTCCGCTAGCAACAGAACTTCAAGCGCAATCATGTCATCCCTGAACGCTCAACAGATTGCTTCTCTGCTCCAGCAGCAGGGATTCCCCAAAGAGAAAATTCCAACCATGACGGCAATCGCCATGGCAGAATCTGGCGGTCGCCCCCAAGCCTTCAATCCTACTGGCCTGGACAAGTCGTATGGCCTGTTCCAAGTGAACATGTATGGCGGCCTTGGTCCTGCCAGGATGAAGGAGTTCGGACTTAAGAGCGAGAAAGAACTGTTTGACCCGCAGACCAACGTAAGAGCTGCCAAACGTATTCTCGGTAGCCAGGGTCTCGGCGCCTGGTCTGTTTACAAGAGCGGCAAGTACAAAGAGTTTCTACCCCAGGCCCAGCAGGCCCTTAAGGGACTTCCCAGTCAACCTGGTCAGACTGGACAGGCGCCTAAACCTCAACAACAGCAGCAGACGGCAACAGCTCAGACTCCTGGTGGGATCACATACAACATCTACGTTGACGAATCTGATCAACCGATGCAACGAGATCCAATGGATTTCTTGCAGAAAATAATCCAAAAACCAGAAAGGCAAAGGTACAGTCCGGCTGAAATCGCATCAGCTTTAACTTCTGCGGCGGTCACCGCACCTGACTACGACTTTGGTTTGAATCCATGGCGTCAATAATGCAGGTTGGCTATGTAGCCAAGCCAGGAGAAGATGTACTCCCAACAACTGGACCGCACCTTGATGTTCGTGTTCTCAAAGACGGACAGTACATCAATCCCGCAACTTGGCGATCTGGACTGCAACGCCTCAAGATCGGTAAATCTCGCACTCCGCTTTACAAACAAGAGGGGGGTAGCTGGATGACTCCTTACCAGATCACATCTGGATTCGGTCCGAGGAAGGCCCCTACTGCTGGGGCCTCTACCGACCACAAAGGAATCGACTATGGGATTGCTGGTGGCGAACAGTTGTTCTGGGAAGGACCGGGAACATTCAAACCCGGCAGCGGTTACGGCAGCATCACAACCCCAGAAGGCTATGAGGTTCGCCTGCTGCATACCAAGGGCGGTAAAGAAACTACTGTTGGTGGTCAGCCACAGACTCAACAGATTGCTAAGGCCCAGCCGCAGCAGCAAACCTTTGGCGGCGTACCGATCACCTACAATATCTATATGCGCGGGCGGAAAGAAAAGCAGCCAACCTCTCAGGACTTCCTTTCTAACTTTCTGGCGCAGCAACTTACTCAACAGCCTGAGCAAAGTAGTCTTCTCTCCCAAGATCAAATCTTTAAAGCATTGACAGCAGCGACAGCTACCTAATTATGCGCAGACTGGGGAGTTTTAATAAACTAGGTCCGAGGAAGTATTCAGCCTCTGACTGGACTCCCAAATCGGGAGGCCCTGCTGCAGAAGATCTGAAATCGAACTTAGGTTATCTGATGGGTCTCTATAAGAACACCTATCCCTACGAGCGGCCCCTGCAAGCGTCAACAGGACCCGGCATCAAAGGTGGCAGTCGTGGGGGACCGCGCATGGCTGGAGATGCAATGCAGGCGTTCTTCTCTACCGGAGAGGAAGCCGCTGAACCCCTGCCCCTGGAGGGCAACGCTGAGCTTCGTACCCCCTACCTCCAATAAGGTTGTTTGCGTTAGAATCAAAAAATTGAAGGCGTAGAGTACCTTGTCTAGTTCAGCTTCTAACAAGCAACCGCTGTTGGTTGACCGCCCAGCTCTTACAAGCACCTTGGTAACTGTGGCATCGGGCCAAGCGTTCTCTACGAACCTAGCCCCTACCGCTACTGGTAATGCCACCAAGGTGTTCGACGTTGATGCTGCATTGACGGATACATCAATCAGTGGCGCTTATGTTGACGAAATTTGGTTTCAATATTCAAAGCGTACTATTAATGCAATTGATGCAAAAACTGCAACAACTGGCACGTACTCAGCTAACTCGACCGAGGTAGTTGTTACAATTGCCGGTGGCCATAATGCGCAGATAGGACAAGACGTTGTCCTGGACTACACGAGCTACAGCTCCGGCGCTGTTCCTGTTGACGAAATTATTACCGTAACAGGCGTGACGCCAACAACGTTTACCGGTACGACAGCTACGTCTATCTCTGGTCCTATCACTGGTAATGTTAATGTTTATTTGCCTCTTGACTTTTGTTTCTACTTGGCAAGTGCAACGTCAATTACTTCAACAACTCAGTTTTCTCCGTTGTTTGTAGTTAGTATTCCTGCTACTTACGAGAACTTGACATACAGCTTAAGTGCAAGCGGTGTGCTACCTTTGATCAACCACCCTGTTGTTCAAGCTGGATCTGCTGCAACTACTACTGCTCCCAAGATGCGTGGGTTGATGATGCGGAAAGGTCAATCACTTTATGTTGCTGCCAGTGGAGCCTCTGCGCTGACCAACGGATTCTACGTCAACGTACAAGCCGGATACTATTGATGATCCGGAATGGCATTCAATTCCGGCAGTTTCGGCTTTCCAGGTAAATCAAACCCTGGCGGCAAACCTTTTTCTGGA